CGAAGTCCTTGGCGGGAAGCGCGTTGCGCGATTTTGCGGTAAGCTTCGCCATCAAAGTTCTCCTTGCGCAAGACGATCGCGCAGCGCGAAGCCCATCAGCGGCCAGAGCTGACGCACGGCGTCCTCATAAGCGAGCTTCTTACCGAGCTCGCGATTGAAATTCGCGGCCGACGCGGGCGCGCTCTTGCCGACAACGACGAAACCATTGCGCATCACGAGGATGCACAGTGAAAGCAGACGCAGCGGCGCGGTTTCATCGACCGCGACAACCTGTAAGGCGTCGTCGGCGGTCGTGTCATAGCGGTGCGCAATCGCATGCTCGATATCGGCTAGCGCAACTCTCGGCGCTTTCGCATTGGCCGCACATTCACGCTCTGTAGCCTGCAGGGTCATGACGCATCCTCGGGGTTCGTCGACCATTTATCCGTCGGACGAATTCTGTTCATCCAAGCGGTGACCGACTGCACGATCTCATCGGCATCGTGCGCCGTCAGGATATTGCGCGTGCGCACAACGGCGCGCCGCGCACCGCATTCGAAGACAATGCCGGTCTCGATCGACTGATCGGGATTATGGATGCGGTAGAAGCTCACGCCCGCGTTCGGTTTGAGCTTCGCATTCGCCGCCACGGCAAGTTTGACGAGATCGGCATCGGGCGGCAGATTGACGGAGCCGAGCGCCATATTCAGGCGCCAGCGATTTTCGCCTCGAGCGCCTCGGTCTTAGCGGCTTGGCCTTTCTGATAGGGCATCCATTCGCAGAACCTCTCGAATGGCCGCTCGCCTTCGCCTTGGTAGAGTTCGACGCGCTCAAAACCCCAGCTCTGCCCGGCGTGATCGGCGACGACGAGATTAAGCAAGCCCGAAAAATGGACGAACGCGATTTGCGCCGAGCATGGCTTTTCGACGTCAAGAATGGAAAATCGCGGCACGCGCGTTTCGCGATCCTTCGGCGGCCAAAACCAAACGACGCGGCCGATCGTAGGCTCGATCATGACAATCCTCACAACAGCTTGAAGCTATCGCCGAGCCGATCATCCTCGGCCGGTCGGTAACCGTCTTTAGGCTCTTCGGGCGCCATCTTGGTCTTGAGCCAAGGCCGGCTCATCGCCGCATAGCACCAATCGTCCGCCGCGTGGTCTTCGGAATTGGTGTCGAGATCCTCGGCGCGGTGCGGGTCATGCTGCAGCGTCGGGATGGTGCGGATTGAATCCGTACACGTCGCGAAGCAGTAGATCGCCGGACGGCCGCTCGCCCAATTGATAAGGCCATGCTCGTCGGTCTTGGCGGTACCGATCATGCGGCCGCGAAGTTGATCCCAACCGCCCATCGGGCCACCGCGGTCGCGGCTGACTGTTCGGCTTACGCGTGCATTGTCCGCCTCGCGAAAAGCCGCGAGACCGGCATGGATGAGCCTCGAATTGATGCGCTCGGCAATCGACGGTCCGCCGTCTTCCTTGAAAGCCGAAGGGTCGAGGACGCCGTAGGAAAGCTTGGCGTCTTTGCGCTCGCGCGCGATGATGCGGTCTGCGACCTGCTCGGCGGTAAGCTTGAGACCTTTGCCAGGGGCAGAGGCCCCGTAATCTTCACGATACCGAACGAGTGCGCCTCGGGGCAGAGATCGCGATATTGTCTCGGGCTCAGCACTATTACGAATGGCCTGTCCTGCGGCATCGGGCAATGCAAATTCGTCTTGGACGACGGCCCACCAGCCAACGCTGAAAGGGGAAGCTGAGCCCCAGTCGCCGCTGCGAAAGCGCAGCCAATCATCCGGAATAGCGAACGGCGCGAGTACATGTTGACCTTCCGCCCAGCAATCGAAGAATGCGCCCTCGATCGCCGTCCAATCGCCGTCGAGCCACGCTTTAACAAGCTGCGCCGAGCCCACCATATAGAGCCGGCCGACATAGCCGGGGTCGCGCGCGAGCAGAATGCGATTGTTGGTCAACCGCGACGGGATGACACCGACAAGATGCTCGTCGCCATTCGGCAGCTTGCGCCGCAACAGCTTCGGCGTTTTTGGGAATGGCACGAGGCCATAGCGATGACGCAGCCACTGCTGCCCGGCGCCACCGGGGTTCGCCGTTAATATGAGCTGGATTGGGACGCCTTGCGCGGATCGCAGCACGCCGAACAGCCGGTCGATCGGTGCTGAGTTCGGATACTGCCCGGATTCCTCGACCCAAGCGTCCGTGACGTTGCGGCCCTGATACTCGTCGGCGTCTTCGGTATTTTCCAGGTACGCAAAGGTGACGCGGCCACCGTGTGGCATACGCCAGCGTGGCGGATTGGAAACGAACCGACCGCCGAGTTTACCGTAAATCTCCTTTGAGCGCTCGATCGCGTCTTCGGCCGATACCGTTGTGCGCCGAAACATTATGGCGTTAAACGCTACGCCATAGCGCCGCTCTTTAATCGCCCACTTGCCGAGCACGCCATCCGTCTTGCCGCCGCCGCGCGTGCCGCCGAAGAAAATCTCCGGGCATGGACAATCGACCAGCGCTTTCTGCGGACCTTCCTGAGGACGCCAAACGCCGACCGATGTCGGCCCTTCGGTTACGGCCTCAACGGGAACTGGCGTCGATAGGCTCGCTGTCTTCGCCGCCATACTTGCCCGCCAGCGATTTTGCGTGCGCGCGATCCGAGATCATGCCGCGCTTGCGCAATTTGTTGATGCGCTTGTTCGCCGTGGCGATGGCGATGCCGTCAGGCACGCCGGCCTTGACCATGGCGCTCGCCTGGCGCGCGGCGCTCTTGGCTTCGCCCTTGTCGAGGGAGCGATTATGCCGGGAAGCGAATTCAGGACCGTCCCAAGGCATCGCTTTTTCCCGCTGTGGGCGGCCGCGAAAGATGATTGCGCGATTGTTCGGCGCGGCGGCAGTGTCAGCCATTGGCGCGCGAACTCGGCCCTCCGTAAGGACCGCCGCTCGACAGCGTGTCGCGCTGGCCGCGGGCGCGACGCGGCGTCTTGTTGTCCGGTCCGCGATCGTTGGCACCGTGGTCGCCGCGGGTCGCGCCAGCGAGACCCTTAGAGCGCGTCGGCACGAACCCTGGCTGTGCGCGCTTGCTCAGCGGTCCGGCGCCGCGCGGGAATTCTGGGCGTTGAGTGCCGCCACTGATGCCGTCGTCGATCTCGGCGCTGCGCGCTGGATTGCGTTCGGCGCCGGCACGGCCATCCTTGCTTGGCCGCTTTGCCACCGCGCTATCGCCCTTCGGGTTGCGCATGTTGTCGATATGCGCAGTCGCGCCGACTCGATGGCCCTTGTCAGTTCGACCGCCCTGATCGCGACGTCCGTCTTTCTCGTCGAAGCCAGCCATCCTGGAATTCTGGACTTTCGTGCCGGCGAGCGCCTTGAGGCGCGAATGCTCGCGCTCGGAAATCATGCCGCGACGAAATAAGGATTCCGGGGACTCGGCCATGGGCTCGATCCTTTCAGATTTGACGGGGAAACAGTGAAAATGACTACGCTTGTGCGCCTTCGGCCGCGCCGGCGTATTGGCTCGCCCACTCATCGGGCGATAGCGGCTTGTCGCTGATGTCGTAACGCACGGTCAGCGCGGCGTCGATCGCAGCGCCATCCTTACCGGTCAGTTCGGTCCGGCGCGCGGCGCGCAGCCCATACATGTCGCGGAGCTGCGCGACCGCGTTCATGGCGTCGTTCGTTTCGAACTCGACCATCATGCCGGTCTCGCGATCGAACTTGAAGCCCGAGACTGCGACCGAATGTTCGGACGCCTTAAACGCATTCCAGTCGATGCCGACGATGCGCACGACTTTTTTGCCATTGACTTCGATTTCGCCGAGCACAGCGTAGTCTCGCAAAATATCGAGCGAGGCCACGCTCATCAGGCGATTTCGTACAAAACCGCGCGTTTCGCGAACGACCGCGGTCTCGTGACCCGCAAGAAACGCTTTGCGGGCAACGACTTCGGGATGCCGATCGAGGCGCGCGATGTTGCCGGCAAGCCATGGCCTGCCTTTCTTGGTGACGAAACCCGCTTCCCTGCCCGCTTGCTGCGCCGGCACGCCGATGACGCGCAAATGCGCAAAGCGCTCGTACCGCGCGTCACGGAGCGGCTCGGCCGGATCAAATCCCTGTGGCAGTTCGTTCGTCACAATGAATCACGCTGAATCAGTTTCGTTCATCTTCGCAGCAAAGCTGAGGGGCGCACGCGTCGAGGCCGCGTGCGCCCCTGCCGGGCCCCGTACCAAGGAGCGTAGCGCTGCTCTGATGGCAACGCAGGAGCGCTCCTATAAGATGCGAAAAAGCCGAGGCTTTAAGACCTCGGCTGCAAAGGGGATGACGAGCGCTGAATCGCGCTCTTGTGAAACGGCCCGTTCCGGGTCGCCGTCGAGGGACTTGACCAGGGAGCGCGACGCGAAGCCGCGTGCCTTAGCTACATCGCCTCGATCTGATGCGGAAGAACCACAATCGGCACCATCCGCCCCATCAAATAAATCTCAACGCTGATTCTGCCATCGCGCGCAAGCCGAACAATCTTACCGGGCGGCCATCGCCCCATCAGATCATCGATAAATCTGACTTTTTTCCCGGTTTTAAAGTTGTGCACGGGCGTGACGGGGGGCGGCAGGTTTAGTCCGGCTTCAATGTGACGGATGATCTCGATGTCGGCGTTCGTCAGCGTGGCGATCTCGCCGCCGGCGCCACGCAACATGTTAAGCACTCCCGGAACGTGCTCGATGATGCGCCAAAATTCGTTAGCTTCGGCAGTCGGGCAAAAAATAAAACCGGGAATAATCGCCGAAAACACCATTCGGCGTCCTTTGTGGCCATTGCGATCGCGAGCTATCGGAACATGGCGCTCGTAATTCGGCCAATAGGCCAAAACCCCCTCCCGGCGAAAGCCGTCGGCGGCATCTTGCTCGCGCGATGATCGTATGATGACGGCATACCAGGCTTTGTATGGGTAGCGCTGTTGCTCCCTGATCGTCTGTACCGGGGCAAGAGCATCGCGAACCTCCGCAAGATTGCCGGTCTTTTCCGTTGCCATCAGCATGTCCTTTAACCCCGATTTTTGCGCTAAAGCCTTGTTTTCCCTTTCAAGCTGCGGCTTCGTTCGATGGTGGCCCGGTGCAAAGAGTGCCGTCTTTTCGTGGAGGCCAAGGCCAGGGCGCCAAGCTGCCTTCCTGCAGCTTCGTCCACACATCGAGTGCGACGAAAGATTCCAAAAGGCCGTTCCACGCCCACGCCTGCTGATGCGTGAGCTGCGCCCAGTCGGTCCGCGACGGCGCGCCGGCAAGCGCCAGCAATTGCGGCGTGATTTCGCGACGATAGCGGATCGCCCCATCGCCGGACCTCATGAAATTCGGCAACGGCGACTTGCCGGCGAGCGCATAGGCCGCCTCGACGGCTTTGGCCTCGGCGCTATTGGGCGCAAGCGTTTGGAACGTCTGAGACGCCGGTTTTTCGGGCTCGAGCAGCGTCCAGCGCTTTTCTTCGAGATAGCGCCAGCCCGCCGGAACGTTTTTGCGGCCCAACCGTTTCAGATTTTCGAGAAACGGCCCAATTCCGGCCAACGCCGCTTCCCGCTCGGCGTCGCTGAGTTCGGTCCAAGCGTAGGCGGTGCGCTGGCGATCGTCCGCAGCGGCCGTCGGCCAGCGGGCTTCGAAATCGACAAGTCCTCTCGCCTGTCGATCCCGCGCGCGCGCGTCTCTCTCACGTTCAACAGAGGACCGTTCAGAAGGATCGTTCTTGGTGCCCATGTATGGCTGGGCACCCGTGCCCGCATTAGGCTGGGCACCCGGGTGCCCATCTTCGCGGGCACCCTCTGGATCATTTTCGATGGCAATCGGCGGCGACTCGGCATCATCCGAGGGGGTGCCCACGGGTGGGCAATCGCTCTCTTGCGATGCATTTTCCGCATGGCTTTCAGAGGCTTCGCGGGTGACGCTTTCGAAGGCAAAATCGTCGCGATCGAGCCTCACGCGATAGGCGTGCGACATGCTCGGCCGTCCCGGATCGTCCTCGCCGACGATGGCGCCGCGCTGCTTGCGCTCGACCCAGCCCGCTTCATAAAGCCGGTCGAGCGAGCGCTGCACGGAGGAGCGGCCGCAATCGAGTTCGGCCGCCATCTTGACCTGGCTGCGCACGCACCAGCCCAACTTGTCGAGGTGACGGCCAAGGAGGCACAGCACTTGGAGATCGCGGGGCTCGAGGCTGCGATCGGTCACGGCACCGGCCGGGATGATAGAAAGACGCGGACCACTCATTCGCAAGCCTGTGGATAACCGGGAGAACGGGGATAGACGGATGCCGAATCGGATTCTGCTGGCGACGTCGGGACGGCCGCGGGATACGATGCAAGTGTCGGCGGCTGTTTGGTCGCGAACCCGCGCTCGCGCAGCTTCGTTTCCGCCTCTTCGGGCGTGCCGAGCGGCTCGCCGCGCCGCCGATTCATCGCCATCATCGCGAGCTGACGCAGCGTGATTTCCCGTGCGCCATAGCGAACCGCGAGCGCTCGTTTCGCTTGCGTGATGTCGTAATGGTCGCCCTGGTGCCACTTCCGCAGCACGCCGATGCGATCAGCCATGGCGTGCAGCTCGGCATCGGTATCGGCGATCATGTGACACATGACATAGGTCCGCCCGGGCCGATGCTTCGGCTGGAACGCGGCTTTCATGTCGTCGACGTAGACGGTCATAAGGATGCCCCAGCTTTCGCCTCAGCCGCAGTAATCGCGTCGGCAACGACCGAATGCGGTACTTCGAACATCGCTTGATGGCCGCGATACGGAATCGGAGTTTCGAAGCGCCGAAAGAAGCCGCGCCGCCAGGCGAAGCGGCCCGGCGAAAAATCCCCGCAATGGAAATCATCCGTCGCTCGGTGCTCGAGCGGCAGTGTTTCGGTCGGCACGATCGCAACGAGATTGACGATGCCGATGAGCGCGCCAGCCGGAAGATCCATCGCCCAGTGACCGCCGAATTCGTCGTCAAGAATGGTGCGCAGCGGGCCGTCTATGTCGCGGATGATCTTTTTCGCCGCATGCACGAGCAGCGCGCCGCGGTAAGTCGTCGCCCAACGCCGGGTCTCGTGTTCCTTGGCTGGCGACAGCCAGAGCGCCGCCCATGGCTGCCATAGCGAGAGTGCTTTCATGCCGATCTGGCCTCCCGCGGAAGTTCGATGGCGCGCACCGGCAAAGCCATGTCCGCCATGATGGCGCCGACGCAGGCCTTCATTTTCGCAACTGAAACGGCATTGCCGATTTGCTTGATCTGCTCTGTCTTGGTGCCGGCGAAGACGTAGGGCACGTCATCATTGTTGAAACCCATCGCTGCAGCCAATTCGTGCGGCTCAAGCATGCGGAACAGGATGTCATACTGTTCGGTGCCTTCGACCAAATTGACGCGTCCGGTCGCGCAGATCGTCGGGGCAGGCTCGGCGATATCGTGAACGCGCGCCTCATACCAATCGGCCAAACGCTGCAGGATTAGCCGGCGCGCCAGCTTCGGGGTGGTTGCCGGGCGCTTCGCACTGCCCCCCCCCGTCAATGGGCAGCACGATCCAATAATAGGCGCCAATGGGTCCGCTCCCGCCGCGGCGCTGCGGACCGTTCCATGGCTCGATAAAGC